CAATGAATAATTTGTCTTTGGATGCGAACTCTTGGTCAATCCATGACATGAGACTGGATTCATATATTCCATAATTTGAATGGTGACTTATATATTCTCGTGGGATAATCATGATTTTGGGTTGATTGAGATAGATGATTTGGTCTTGGTCGGTATCCAATATTTCGCCGGTCATCGGTTTTGTCAATAGAAAATACTTTGATTTGTTATTTTTTGCGGACATGGTGTTATGGTATTGTATTGTATTCTATTGTGCTCTATTATTTATTTCGTTTTCTGGAAACAATGTAGAAAAAAAGTATTCGAATTCTTTTCTACATAAAGTTAGACGCTTCCTATTGGGATCGAACCAATGATCTTACGGTTAACAGCCGTATGCTTTACCATCTAAGCTAAAGAAGCAGTATCAAATGTGGGACTCGAACCCACGACCACGCGATTAAAAGTCGCGCGCTCTACCTTACTGAGCTAATTTGACAGGATGTCTCACGGTTGACAAAAAAAGGTCTCACGGTTGACAAAAAAGGTCTCACGGTTGACAAAAAAGGTCTCACGGTTGACAAAAAAGGTCTCACCGGGACTCGAACCCGGGATAACAGATTCAAAGTCTGTGGTGCTAACCGCTACACTATGAGACCAGTATTTTATTTATATTATTTTTATTATTTTATATGAGAATCCATCTCGTTGGATTTGAACCTACGCGCTTTTTAGTTCTCTTGCGAGCTAAAACATTATTGTATCAACAATAAATTTTTTATTTTTATTTTTTTATGCACACGACGAGACTTGAACTCGCAACCTCAGGCTCATAAGACCTGCATTCTAACCAATTGAAATACATGTGCTTGGGTATATTTATTTACGTACCTGTTCCCCTCCACCTCCCGTCTCTTTATCTCCTGATGAACCTATATGAATGAATGACTTTATATTCTTTTTTACAATATATTTACTCTATTTTGTAATCATACAATCGTATGATATAATGATATAATATAATAGAATCACAAAATGGACTCTCCTTTTTACAATGCGAGAAAAACGACCGTCATGTATTTAGAGCCAATACTCAATAGTTATTATCAGACATATCAAGATGTTATCACATTCAGTAATGTTCCTGTTGGACCGATTTCACGGATGGTAAATACAATTAGTGCGCCGAAATTGTCGCCGTTTCAATCGTTGTCCCCATTTTATGGGGGAGAAGTGATGAATTGTGTATCGGTGTTAATGCGATATCCTATTGGTAGTAATGGGTCGGCCTCTGGATATTCTGCATTTATAAAAAATACGGATTCTGCGATGGGGGCGGATGATATCCCAGCGGTATTGTCTTATTTGATGGAGAATGGTTATTCGGTGGATACAAAAATGACACGTATGTTGCAATCCTCCGAAATCAATATAGGTGGACCTGCAATGAATCGAATGAGTGGTAAACGGAAAATGATTTGTTTTTTTACCTATAATGGATAATGGATAATGGATAATGGATAATGGATAATGGATAATGGATAATGGATAATGGATAATGACCTGTTTTATCCTATGAAAACAGGAAAGAAAAATAGGTTTCTATAATATAATATAATAATATAAATGTTCTATGATTTTATTATTGTCGGCGGAGGTATTGGAGGTCTCTATACTGCATATAAATTAAACAAATGTTCTCCGGAAAAGAAAATATTGATAATTGAAAAATCGGGGACTCTAGGGGGTAGAGTATATACCTATCACGATTCGTATATGGATGTAGAGGCGGGTGCCGGGCGTTTTAGTGATAAACATCATCTTTTATTGGAGTTAATTCGAGAACTGAAATTATCAAACAAAATGATGGAACATACGGGGGGTGTTGTGTTTGCGCCTTCGGATTATACAAATTCCATACAACCTTCCTTGATGGAGAATCCGCTTGGTCGAGAAGCGTTCGAACAATCTGGTTTCGTGACCCCTATTTACAATCGAATGTTGGATATTTATTTGGGTGAGCAAAATATGCCTAGTTCGGGATTGATAACAAAAGTGGTTTTGGCAAGTCAGTTGGAGAGCCGCGAAACTCTGCAGAATATGTCCTTTGTGGAATATGCTTCCAAGGTTCTCTCCAAGGAAGAAATCGAATACATAAAACAAACATTTGGATATTATTCGGAATTGATTATTATGAATTCCTATGATGCAATACAACTAATGAATGCTTTGGGACCAAGTAATACCTTTTATGGTTTGCGTGGGGGAATTTCGCAGATAATCGAACGAATGGAACACTCCATTCGCAAAAACCCGAATCATAAAATACTCAAGAATCATGAAGTAAAGAAAATTACCCCTTTATTTGGGGAAATGGGCGGAACCGGTTTTCAAATAGATGTGTTTGACAAATCGACTTCTTATTATGGGAAGAAATGTGTATGTGCGCTTCCTAAGCAGGTTCTCGAAAAACTGAAGGTATTTCAGCCTATCAAAAAGATGTTGGAAAAGATTGAATGCGGCTCTCTTTGTCGTATTTATTCTCAGTTTGACAAAGGGAAAAATGGGAAGCTTTGGTTTCATGATTTGCCGAAACTGACGACCGATAATGAATTGAGGATGGTGATTCCGATAGATACGAAACAGGGGTCGATAATGATATCTTATACGGATAATAAATATGCAGAATTTTGGAGAACATTGTATGAGAAGAAAGGGGTACGGGAAGTGAATCGCCAATTGAAGGAAAAAATGAGGGCGAGTTTAGGGATAGAAATACCTATGCCGAAACATACAAAGGTCTTCTATTGGAAATGTGGGGTTGGATATTGGGGTATAGGTGCGGATAGTCATGAAATTTCCAATCAAATGACGAAACCGTTTCCAGATATTGATTTATTTGTTTGTGGAGAACATTATTCGGAGAAGAATCAGCAGTGGATGGAAGGGGCACTGGAAACTTCTTCGAGAGTTCTCCGGTTGTTGTGATTTCTTTTTTTCTTTTTTTCTTTTTTTCTGTTTTAACCTTTCAAACGTCATTTTTTATTTTATTGTAAAATATTTTTTTATCAAAGTAAATATTGATATTACGCTCAATCCACATAGTCCGAATAATTGTATTACTACAACCCATCCACTCATTGCGAATGATTGTATCATTGCCATAAAACTACCAGAAACAATACCGGCACCTTGTATTGTTGAAAATAAACCTCCTGCAATCGGTCCAATACTTGAAAGACCAATTAAACCAAAAATATATGGTAAAAATATCATAATACCACTAACCATTGGTATACAACCCCAATTCAAATTATATTTTATAAATCTTCTAATAATAAACATGTATAGTATAGTTTATACCAACAACGCTTTAAATGAAATACATAAATAATAAAATCGGTGTTTGAAATGTTAAAAGGTTTAGAACCTTGAGAACATGCGTTGTTTTGCAGTTGAAAGGATGTGATATCATTATAATATGAATACGGAACTTCCAATAGGAACTATTTTCCCGTGTTATACCCAGGAAGTAAATCATTCGGGTTGGATTGTATGTGATGGGAGGGAGTATGAGAATTTGGATGGTCGGTTTGATTCGTTACTGGAAATGGAGATAGGAAAGAAAGGGGGCGATGGCAAATACATATCTCCGGATTTTCGCAATATGGAATTTATAGATACTTCTTCGACAGATAATGAGACGTTTGTGAGAACATTTGATAAGATAATAAAAAACGACGGTCATGTTCATTCTTTTTCCACTGCTGCTACGGCTGCTGCTAAGGCTTCAGTGGCTTGGGGAACTAGAAATCGGTCGAACAGTGATATATTGAAAATGGATTATATGAACTCGGGTGTTTCTATTTTTCATTATAATTCGGATTTTATTTATTCTTTTATGGAATTGTATAAGAAGCAATCTTGTGGGTCGGTTCTCTGGATTATGAAATACATGTAAGTAAGTTGTGGGGTGGATTGTCTAACCTGGTCGAAAGGGTAGGTCAAAAGGGTAGGGAAGGGGGTAATAAAAACAATAAAGGATAAAAAATAGAATAAAAACTTTTTTATTTTTATTCTATTATGAGTAGTATGAGCAAGGAGGAAATTGTTACGGTAGAAGAGCAAACTCTATTGAACCAGTGGGTTCTCGATAATTATTCAAAATTCACATTGAATCCAAATAATTATGGATATTATACCTATGTCGAAACCATTTGCGATAATTTTAAACATTCAGAAAATATAAAGGAAATCATAGACACTATACGCGGTCGACTGGTTGAAAAAGAACAATTGCATGATTATCCCACGACGAGTCAGTTGCATGATTTTTTGTATTATATGGATTCTGGGACGAAGTTGCATTTCCATAAAGACCCGAATGACCCGGGGACATACCATATACGATTTAATGTTATATTGAAGATTCCAGAAATGGGCGGAATTCCTATTTATGGTGGTAAAAAAAGGGAAATGGTGGAAAGGAGTTATATTATTTGTAGGTCGGGGATTGATTATCATACATCGTCGGTCATTAAAGGAAATACGCCGAAAATATTGATATCTTTTGGGTTCTCCATACCGAAAGAAAAAGTGGACTTGTATAAGTGAGTCCTACACTCTTTGCGAGATGGACTTGTATCAGTGACTCCTACACTCGACGTGTATGACTTGTATATGTGAGTCCCTCTCTCTCTATACGACAATTATATTTTCAGAATCCATCTCACTTGATGATGATGCAATTTTGGTTTTGTGACTGTGTTCTCCGTGTCTCCATACATTCCTATAAAATCATTATTGTATTCGTTTGCAAATGTCGCATGTTTTAGATAGGTATGACATCGTTCTCTTTCTTTTTTTGTTTTTACGTCGTCCAATAAGAATTCTAATACTTTTTCATAAGAATCTCCTAATTGGGTTATCATAAAATTGTCGTAGTTTGGGGGAATGTACATCGTTCCTTTCGCAGTCGTTCCTTCTTCTAAGGTCACTTTCGCAGTCGTTCCTTTCGCGGTCGTTCCTTTCGCGGTCGTTCCTTCTTCTAAGGTTCCTATTTCGATTTTCAATAGCCCATTGTATTTTCCATCGATGTTTTCTCTCGGGATTCCATCACAAAATATCCATCCTTCTGGCTCTACTACCCCCTTATAACAAATAATGCTTCCAACGACTGCGGCTGATGCTTCTAGAGGTGTGGTTTCCATTGTTTTGTTTTTTCGTTGTCATATGTTTATTCCGTTTTATAGAATAAACATATTGTTTCTTTTTATGGGAATGACTGCAAACTACGTCCATATATTGGTTTCATGGTTTTAAATCGGAACGCAAAAATAGGTATGTGCATTCTTTGCTCTTTCATTATAACAAACAAAATGACAATGACTGCATTCTCGGTGTTGTTTTTCTTTGTCGAATTCTTCATTTGTGTATTTCATCCATTCGAGTGTATTTTGTAGCCATTCCGTTCGATTGTCTTTTTGTATGTTCTCAAAATTCTTGGAGAATTCCTCTTTGAATTGTGTGAAAACAAAATTGTTGGCGGTTATTTTGTATGTTTTTTCAAGATAGTTTACAAACAATGCGAAATCGGATTCCATTTTTTTCAAAAGATTATGGGATTTGTTTTCCTGAATCATTTCTATATGGGTTTTGAAAAAGAGGTCGGTTTTTGTGATGTTTGGTTGCGGTGTGCTTTCTGTAGGGGGTAAATGAAAACATTCAAAATCGTGTTTAAAATATTCATTTGTTTTTGCCAGGGTTTCTTCATCGAAATAAGAAGGAACGTCTTTTAGTCTACGTTCGAACCTATAATGAAATGAATCATTCAGGTTCTCGAATTCTATATGTCGCATTGTGTTTATTCCGAGATGATTCAATACAATGGTCAAATCATTGTCGAGTGTTTCTATATTCCCTATATATTGCATTTTTATATCGTTACGATGGTCTAGCAAATGGTCAAATTGGGGTAGAAAACACGAAAAAAATGCGACGTTGGATATTGCATCTTTGTTCTCCAAAAAGGATTTCAAAGACGAATAATGTTCCGGGGTATTATCATCTGGGAATACACTGGCTTTGCAGAACAAATAGGAAGAAATCAGTTTGTAATAGGGGTCGACTACGAAAGAAAACTTGTAATACGAATCCCATTGTTCTTTTGTGATGGGTAGATGAGAGAAATCCTCGGTTTCGTCCAATATATATCGTATTATGCCTTTTTTTTTGATGGAGAATATTTTTGTGCTGAAATGTTCTACACTTGCGGTTAGGTCGTCGTCGTTATCAAAAAACTCGGATATGTCGTCGCGAATGTATTCTATTTCTTTGAAATCATAAAAATGTGTTAGAATGCGAGATATGTATTTGCCTCCTGAACGGGGTGTTCTCACATAAATTGCTTTTAATTCATGGTTTATATAAATCATTCTTTGTTTGAAAGTTGCGAGAGTTTTTATATTCTTTTGTTTTTCCTTTGTTTTTTTGTTTTTGTTGTCGATAGGGATTCACGTTATTGGCGTATTCTAAGACAATTTTGTGAATTGAGTATGTTTTCTATTGTTTTTCTGGTGAGAACATTTCATTTTTACATAGTGTATGTTTTATAGTACGTCTATTTTCTTTCCGGTTGGTGTAATGAATATTTCCAGTTCACTTCATATAAAAATCACAACTTATTCTCATCTCTATTACTCAGTTATGTAGACTCTTTTTTTCTCCTCTTTACTATTGTATTTATCATACAACTTCAATATTTTTATTATTACATTTTTTTGTCCTTCTTTATCAAAGTAATCACCTAAAAATGTAATTTTGTTATTAGGATTTTCATGTAAAAAACTTTCTAATGCGACAAAAAAGTCATCACTACAAATACTTGTTTCATTCATACTGCAATTTGCAGGGTCTGAAATAAACAAAATTTGACTACCATCTTCTCCTTTTATAAGTTCTATTCCATTTTTTTTCTCTTCTGTTGTTGCCATCTTTTTCTATAAATTATACAAATAATATAATTTGTGTAATCTCTAAATACAGATACCCTTCACTCTATGATTCTTTTTACTTTGTATCGTATATATAAATCATGTTGTGTTTTACACTTACAATCGATTTTTTGTTTCTGTCTTCGACCATCAAATAATATAGAAATACCAATGTGTGTATTTTATTATGAATATGGAATCCAGTCAAGGTTTCGTGGATGGTTGTGACCTGATTATCAATAAAGACCATCTTTTGGGGTTTGAAACAACCCACGGTGGTATCGAAGATTGTGCCTTTATCGAAGATTGTGCCCTTATCAAAGATTGTGCCTTTATCGAAGATTGTGCCCTTATCAAAGATTGTGCCTTTATCGAAGATTGTGCCCTTATCAAAGATTGTGCCCTTATCGAAGATTGTGCCCTTATCGGAGACCCGTTTATTTACATAGAAGAAAACAGCATCGACCCTGAACTCTGTCAGAAAATCATAGATTGTTTTGAGAATGACCATCGTAAGATGAAAGGAGTATTTGGCGGAAAGTGGGGAACCATCGATGACAATGTGAAAAACACATTGGACTTGGCGTTTTCTTCTTTCACTGACCCCCATTGGTTAGAAATAGATAAGGCTCTGTTTTTTTCATTGAGAGATGCTATCGCTAGATATTATAAAAAAATAATGAATTATCATATCAAGTATGAGGGGGAATTATTTGATTCGGGATTTCAAATCCAAAAATATGAGAAAAACAAAGGAAAATACATTTGGCATCATGATGCTATGACGACTCATCAACATCATCGAACGATTGCGTTTATTTGGTATTTGAATGATGTAGCGGAAGGCGGGGAGACTTATTTTTTGAATGGTAAAATACGACCTACTGTGGGGAAGCTTTTATTGTTTCCTTCAACGTGGACCTATATGCATAAAGGCGCGGTTCCTATATCGAATCATAAATATATTATCACTGGGTGGATTTCCACACCGAATATGATGTGATTTCGATGATTTTTTTTCGATAAAATCTTGTCAGTCGATAAAATCTTGTCAGTCGATATTTTTATCAAAAATAAATTTTGATAAAATATCTTATAAAATTGATTTCATTATACTGCTATAGATGATTTGTATATTTGTGAAAACAATGATGAATCGCATTGAAATGAGTTATTGCAAAAACGACGCTTATTTTCCACATTTTGTGATACTTTTGGTGGTTTCTTTCTTAGTTGTCTCCATGTACACTATCAAAATAGAAAATTTGTTGTTGCAAATAAATTCTATGGAAACGAGACATGATATGGATAGTGAAATCGCAGGAGAAAAATTGGATAGTCTCCAAGAAGAATACGATGTTCTCAAGGAAAAATACAATGAACTCAAAGAAAAAACGTCACAGATACTATCGTGTGTTGACGAAATATACAAAAATGTGGAAGAGGATGAATAAGGAACGACGGAAAAGGAACGAGTTGTATAGGGTTGTAATAAATAATAAAATTTAGACGTAAATAATATATAATATAACAATTCTCTTTTTTAATGATTAAAACAAATATTTTAGTAAATGGTGTAGATTTGTCGGATATATTTTCTTCGGACCTATCCAATAATATATATAGTTCCGACTCCAAACTAAACAATCTTTCTCTTATTTCCTCTCCTTTATTGGTCGGCACGAATCCTACTGGAATTACAATTCAGGGAAGCGATGCCGTTACTATTTTCAGTCCTATTTTTACAGATGTTAGTTCTTATGGTGTTACCGTGGTTAATATACCTAGTTGGGTATCGAAAATTGGGTTCGTGGTTCAAGCTTCCGGTGGTGCAGGAGGGGTTGCTTTCACAAATTATTGGCAATATATTCATAAACCGATAAGGAATACATATTCAGGACATACGCGTATATTTACAAGCAACATCGTCACTGTTCAAACATCGGTTCAAGGTGTTACTTATTCGCATGATTCTTATAGCACAGGGAGCACAGTCGATAATACAATTCAATATCATATCAATTTTCAAACCACCTACAATAGAACATATAGTAATATTTCTACCACTGTATATGGTAGTACATATCAAACAAACTATACTACAACGTATACACGTAGTGGGGTTCAAAATTCATTATATTATGGTAGTTCGGGTGGTGGGGGAAGATGTTCGGCCGGTGTATATGTTATCAATGGCAATGACCGACCTGCTACTTTGACCATCATTAATAATTTCAATAATAAATATGCAATACAGTTCAGTGACTCTGTCACTACAAATGCGATTGCATATAATGGAACGGATGTGATTTCTAATAGTTCATCTGGTTCTAACTATTTTCCTATCCAATATATGACTGATTTGAGCAACACTTCGATTGATGTATGTGGTTCTGGTGGAACTGCAACCATAAATGACCCGACTGGCTATATTACTAGTAAATATACAGTATCTGGCTCTCCGGGAGTGAATACGAGTGGTCAGTCAATTGTATTGGGCGGGAGTGGTGGATTTGATGCTTCTCAAAGTATTTCAACTAATTTTTTACCGGCTATCAAGATTGCGAATCGAGGAACTGGAGGAAATGGAACTAGTGATATCAATATAAAAAACTATGGGAAAAAAGGTGTTGTTCGGTATTGGTTTATACGTTGAACCT